AACTGGTTTAAAATTTGCTAAATGGTTAGGTTTACAGGAAGAAGGTTTAATGAGAAAATTTGGTTTCGATGGTTCTGATCAATATATGTATGCGAGGTTATTCTAATGGGATGGACAGCAGCATTAACAGCAGTAACTGCCGCAACATCAGTTGCCGCAGCAAGACAAGCATCAGCAGCTGGTAAGTACAATCAAGCTATTCAAAATAGAAATGCTCAAGTTGCCGAGCAAGAAGCTGAACAAATAGAAAGACAAAAAGAATTTGATATTGCTAAATTTGATCAACAGTTTGCACAACTACAAGGTCAAACTAAAACAAGAATATTATTTTCTGGTGCAGAACTTTCTGGTTCTGGATTAAGAATATTAAGACAGAATGCTGAACAAGCAGAAATTGAAAAAGATATTATAGATTATAATGCAAAAATAGGTCAAGCAAGAAAATTTGAAGAAGCTAACTTTTCCAGAATGCAAGGAGTTGTTGCTAGAAATCAAGCTCGATCTGCTGAACTTGGATATTATGCTCAAGCAGGTACAAGTTTATTAAGAGGATTTGGAGAAGATTAATGCCTAAGATTCCTACATTTACAGCACAAGGTAGACCAACAGCAGATGCACCTAGTGTTAGAACTGGTATTCAAATTTCACCTACTGCCACACCTGCTGCTGGATTACTTCCAGCTTTAAATCAATTAACTGATTTTGCTATTAAAAAAAGAGACATTTCTGAAAAAATAGAAAGTCAAAAAATAGTTAATAATGTAAAAGGTGATTTAGATATTATTATTGAGCAAGAAAAAGAAAATATTAATGAAGATGAATCAATAAGTAAACTTCAAAAATCATTTAAAAATATTACTAATCAAAAATTAAGTAATGTAAAAAATAATAGAATAAAAAAAAGAGTTCAAAATTTATTAGATTTAGAATATTCTGGATATGTAAATACAATTAAAAAAAATTCTTATATTGCATTAGAAAAAGATGCTGAAAAAACAACTAATGACACATTAACATCTATTGCATCTGAATATTTTCAAGCAACAACTGAAGCTGAAAAATTAAAAATTAGAGATAAAGGTATAAAAGTAATTGATACTATATCAAATGATTTTGAATTTCCTAAAAATAAAATAAAAGAAAAATTAGATGCTTTTGATAAAGTATTATTATTTTCTGATTTCACATCATTTGTAGGAAAAGAAAATGCTATACAAAACATTTTAAATGCAGATAGAAATATTGGTGGAGAAAAAAAAGTTTCTAATGAAGAATTTGCAGCTGGTATTTTAAATTCTTATCAAAGTAAAATTAATGATCTAACTGTTGTTGGTAATGAAAATTCAGATTTTGAAGAAGCATTAGATTTAGTTGAAGAGTTAAAAACAATCAAAAGAGATAATGGATTTAATGTAAATACTGGTGGTGTAAAAGATAAAATTAATGAAATAGAAGAAAAAATATTAAGTGAAAAAATAACTCATGAAAATAGAATTGAATATTTAACTCAAGGAAAACAATTAAATGAAGAATTAAAAAATCAAAAAGATATATTAAGTTCTACTTTTTTCAATCAATTTAATGCTGATTTAAGTGGTGATAGTAATAAAGAAAAATCTATAGAAGCTCAAGAAGAGTTTGATAAAAGATTTTCAAATTATGAAAAATTAAATCCAGAAGCAACATTGGAAGAAAAAAAAGATTATGCTGTTGATTTAAGATTGGCTATTGTAGATAGATATAATGAAAAAGATATTAGAGATCTTACAAATTTTAATCAAAATAAAAATAAATTCGAATTAATAGCAGAAGAAAATTCAATAAAAAAATCAATGAATTTATTTATGCAATCATTAAATAATCCAGATTTAATAAATGAAAAAAATATTGAATCTTATAATGAAGAAGTTTTTGATGCGGTAGAGTTAATGAAAAGGAAAGCTACTTTAAATGGTTTTGTTGATCAACAGGGTAATCCAGATGTATATTTATTTTATAATACTTTTATTGAAATATTAAATAATCAAAAGAAAGATTAAGTATGGCTACAAATTTAAGTGAAGAAGCTCTTAAATCTTTAGAGGAATTTGAAAAAGAATACGAAAAAATAGAACCAATTAATTCTGGTTTTTTAAAAAAACCAACTCAAGAAGATTCAAATTATTGGACAACATTACAAGATATAGCTTTATCTGCACCTCAAGGTGTAGTTAATGCTGTTGAAGAAGGTGGTGATTTTATAGATGAAAATATTGTTTCATTAGGAGGTTTTGAGTTTGGAGATGATAATAATAAAATAACATTTAAAGATTTTATTCCTAGATATGTTCCACCAAAAAAATGGAAATCAGAAAAATATTCTGAAAAAAGAAATTTACCATTATTTCATAAACCAAAAACTACAGCTGGTAATATAACAGAAGGAATGACCAGATTTCTTACTGGCTTTGTAGGACCAAATAAATTTTTTAAAGCTGTTGGTTTACAAGGAGGAATTGTAAAAACAGGATTAAGAGGTATGGGAGCAGGTGCTGTTTCTGATCTTACTGTTTTTGATCCAAACGAAGGTAGACTATCAGATATGTTGGTAGAGTTTGATTCACCTGTTTTAAATAATGCGGTTACTCAATATTTAGCTACAGATAAAGACGATGTTGAAATGCAAGGTAGATTAAAAAATGTACTTGAAGGTATGCTTATTGGTGGACCATTAGAAATACTTTTTGGTATTAGAGCATTTAAAAAAGCTAAAGCTACAAAAAATTTTGAAGAAAAACAAAAAATATACAAAGAACATGGTGATGCTATTAAGGATTTAAAAGCTGGAAAAAAAACCAAAAAAGTAAAAAAAATATTAACTGAAGATAATCCAGGAATTGTAACAAAAGAAGTTTTAAAAAAAATAAAAATAGGTGAAAAAACTGCAAAACAAGATGCTGAATCTTTTATAAAAAAAATATTAAATGCAAGAGGATTTAATAATTCTCAAGAAGTTTTTGAAGCTGTAGATCAAATATCTGAATTATTTGATGAAACAGCAAAAGAATATTTAACAAGTGATGTATTAAAAAATACAGAAGCAGAAGAATTAGCAAACATTCTTGCTAGAGATAAAGATGAAATATTAAAATCTTTACCTAAAGAAGCTGAAGCTGCTAAACAAGAAGTTATTAGAATGTTAGCAACTAAAAAAGTTTTACAAGAATTAGCTTTACAAGCACAAAAAAGTGGAAAAAAATATTTAGATGAATTTGGTAATAATCCAGAAAATTGGAGTGATGCAGCAAAAAAAGATATTGCTCTTCAATCAACTTTATTAAGAGATGTTACTTATTTTTTAAAAGAAAGAATAAGAGGTGCTGCAAGAACTGTTCAAGCAGGAAATATTTCAAATGTTAGAGCAGGTGGAAAAGCATTAAGTATTGATCAGATGGTTGATACAGTAAATAGATTTGCTAAAAATCCAGCAACACTTTCTGCTGAATGGCAAAAATCAACTGTAGAAGAAATAGTTGATTCAGTTGCAAAAACCAGATCTCAAAGAATATTAGAAGCTGGAAATTCTTTATACATTAACTCATTATTATCTGGAGTTTATACTCATGCAGTAAACATGAAGTCTGGTATTTATGAAGGTTTAATAAGACCAATGGAACAAATAGCTGGAGGAATAATTGGTAGAGATAAAAGATCAATAGCTTTAGGTTTCGCACAATATAAAGGAATGATAATGCACTTAGGTGACATTGTTATTACAACAGGAAAAGCATTAAGACAAGGCGATGCTATTCTTGATCCTCTTTCAAGAACACAAGATAACTTACAAATAGTTAATGGAAAAGCTGTTAGACCAATTAGTGGTGCTAATCTTGGTTTTGAAGGAGGTGTTGGAACTGCAATAGATTGGTTTGGTAAAATTGTTGAGCTTCCAACAAGACTATTAATGACAGGCGATGAATTTTTAAAACAATCAAATTATAGAGGAAGAATGTATACTAATGCAATAGAAAATACATTAGATCTTGGTTTAGATTTAAAATCACCAGAAGGAATAAAAAATATAGATAGTGTTTTTAAAAGTGGTTTTGATAAAAATGGTAGAGCTAATATTAAAAACAATCCTTATGCTAAAGATGCTTTGCAATATGCAAGAGAATCAACTTACACTAATGAATTAAAAGGTGGAAGTTATAGAGATTGGGGTTCTAAGATGCAAAAATTTATTAACTCAATGCCTGAATTAAGATTTATGATGCCTTTTATAAGAACACCTATTAATTTATGGAGACATTTTTATAATAGAGTTCCTTTTTTTGGAGCATTTTCAAAACAAATGAGAGATATGTGGAACTCTGGAGATAGAAGAGCAAGAGCTGAAGTATTAGGTAGACAAGCACTTGGTACTGCTGTCACTTTATATGCTTTTGATCAAGTCACAGGAACAGTAACAGATAAAGATGGAAATGAATATCCTGCTGTTACAGGTTCTGGACCAAAAGATTTTCAGATAAAAAAAATGTGGTTACAAAATGGTTGGCAACCATATTCTATAGCGGTAAAAAATGATGATGGAACTGTAAGTTATTATCAGTATTCAAGAATGGATCCTCGATTTTACATTTATGGTGTAATGGCAGATTTAAAAGAAAATTTTTGGGATAACATAAATGAAGTTGATCAACAAAATATTGCTTTTGCAACATTTCTTTCTGTTATGAAAAATGCTGGAAGTAAATCTTATTTAAGAGGAGTTTCTGATGTTGCATCAGTTATAGCTAATCCAAATCCTAAAAATGTAGGAAGATATTTTGGAAACATTGTAAGTAATTTAATTCCTTTTTCATCTTTTAAATCACAAGGTTTTCCAGGTGCTTTTGAAATGGAAACTGAAATAAATAATGTTAGATCTTTTACAGATAAAATATTAGACAGAATAGGATTAGGTAATAAATATTTAGAAAAAAGAGTAGATGTTTTAACTGGAGAACCAATAGAAAGAAATCCTAATTCTTTATATTTTAATCCAAGTGGAGTTGCATCTTTATCTTTTTGGTTACAAGGACCATCTTTAGTTGGAAAAAAATCAGATGTTAAATCAGATAAAGTTTTAAATGAATTAATGAATTTAGGAGTTAAATTTAAAGAACCAAGATCTTTAAGAAAAAATGTTGTTGATTTATTAGAATATAAAAAAAATGATAAAACAGCATATCAATATTGGATAGAAAATATAGGTAAAGTTGAACCAAATTCTGGTCAATTTAAAGGATTAAAACTTAAAGAAGCATTAGAAAAAATAATAGATGGTAAAATAAAAATTGATGGCAAAAGATATTCTTCATTAACTGAAGGTAATAAAGAATTTGATGGAGGAAAAGAGAAAGTTATTGAAAAAATTTATGAAAGGTATAGAGAATTAGCTAGAAGAACTATGTTAAATGAATATCCAGATGTCGTAGATGCTTTAAAAAAAGCTAGTCAAATGGAAAAAAAAGTATTAATAGGTAAATAATATGACAATATCATCTACTACAGTAAAAAACTCATACGCAGGTAATGGTACTCTCGATACCTTTAACTACACCTTCAAGATCTTTGCTGACACAGATTTACAGGTTATT